ATTCCGCCGCTGCCGTTCACATTTACGTTGGGATTGACATCGAAACTTGTCGGGACCGCCTCCTGCATACCCTCGGCAACCTTCGCCATCGCCCTGTAGAAACCCGAGCCGATGCCTTGAGCCATGTCATCCCCAATGCCCGCAAAGACGGTGGACGGAGAATGGATACCCAACAGTCCTTTGACACCGCTGACAACGCCCCCCACAAAACCCTTGATTTTATCGGTAATCCAGCTGACCATGGATTGGATGCCTTTCCAGAGTCCCTGCACGATGTTCTTCCCGATCTCCACGACAGATGTGACGGCTTTCCCCAAACCGTTTAAGATGGCTGCGATGATCTGCGGGATGGCTTTGATAAGTTCGGGGATCGCCTTGACCAGTCCGACCGCCAGCTGTCCGATCAGGGTTACACCCATTTGGATGATCTTGGGCAGGTTGCTGGTTATCGCATTTATAATAGAAGAAATGATCTGCGGGATGGCCGCCACGATGGTCACGATGATCCTCGGAAGGTCGCGGACCAGTGCAATCAGCAAGTTGATACCTGCCTGTACAATTTGCGGTATGCTATCGATCAGCGCCGTCACAATACCGCTTATAATCTTCGGGATCGCCGCCACGATTGCGGCAATGATCTGCGGCAACGCCGTAACCAGTGAGGTCAGGAGTTGTATGCCCGCGTCGATAATCTGCGGAATCGCCCCGATGATGAAATCCACCAATGAGGTAATAATCGCCGGAAGCGCCGCGATAAGCTGTGGAATGGCATCAAGAAGTCCCTGCGCCAATCCGAGTATCAACTGCAAAGCCGCGTCCAATAACATCGGCAGGTTATCAATCAATCCCTGTACGATGGTTGTGATCGCGTTAACGGTTGCCGGAATAAGCTGCGGAAGCGCCTGACCAATGCCTTTCACCAGAGCCACCACCAGTTGCACCGCCGCGTCTATCAGAAGTGGCAGATTGTCGATGAGCGCTCCGACAATAGTCATCACAGCATCCACCGCCGCCGGTATCAATTTCGGCAATAGCGTCAGAATCGTAGTCAGCACCTGCGTGAACAAATCCACAACCGTTGAGAGCAAGGTCGGAAGTAAATCGCCGACCGCCTTCAATATCCCATTGAGAGCGGGCGGCAGCGCCTTGACGATATTTTCGATGACAGGCACGATGTTTTTTACGACGTTTTGGAACGCCTCCACCACGTTGCCAATCAGGAGACCGACGTCCGCGTTAGCGTTGCCCAGACCCGCCATCAGATTAGAGATAGCCGACTGCATACCCGCCACTGAGCCGCTTATCGTTTCTGTGGCTTCCTTGGCGGTCGTCCCTGTGATGCCCATTTCCGTCTGGATAACGTGGATTGCCTCGGCGACGTCCGCATAGGAGGAGATGTCGTATTTAATGCCTGAAAACTTCTCAGCGTCGACGAGTAGCCGCTCCATTTCAGACTTTGTACCGCCGTAGCCCAGTTTCAGGTTGTCGAGCATCGTGTAGTTCTGCTTGGCGAATCCTTGATAGGCGGTTTGTATCGACGAGATGTCCGTACCCATTTTGTTGGCGTTATCGGCCATATCTGTGATGGCCATGTCCGCGACCTGCGCTGCTTTTGCGGTGTCGCCGCCAAGGGACTGGATAAGGCTTGCGGAGAACCCCGTGACGGTCTCCATATATTCGTTTGCGGACATACCGGCGGTCTTGAAGGCGTTTTCGGCATAACCCTGTACAGTCTGTGATGCTTCGCCGAACAGCGTATCGACGCCGCCAACAAGTTGCTCGTAATCCGCGTAAGCAGAGATTACCTCTTTGGCGAGTTTAACGGCGGCTGCTCCGGCAGCCACGGCCACTGCACCCATCGCCGCGCCAATGCCCTTAAGGACGCCGCCCAGCTTCTCGAACTTGCCGCCGGACTTCTCGGCTTCGTCGCCCGTCTCTTTCAGTTCGTCGCCGAGTTTGTCTGTTTCCTTGGCAGCGTCAGCTTCTTCCTCGCCCATATCGTCGAGCGCCTTCTCATTTGCGGAGAGCTCCCGCTCCATGCCATTGAGTTCGGCTTTGGCATTGTTAAGCTGGACCGCCCACGCCTGTGTCCGTTTGTCGTTTTCGCCAAAGGAGTCGGTGGCGTTTTGCAAAGCAGCCTGAAGCGTGGTAATCTTGTCCTTCTGCGCGTCGATTTCCTTATTGAGAACCTGATTCCGCGCCGCCAGCGACTGTATGGACTTATCGTTTTTATCAAACTGCGAGGACACCAGATTCATCTCGGAAGCTAACACCTTGAAGCTCTGGTTGATGTCGCGCAGGGCATTTTTAAACTCTTTTTCGCCCTCAACGCCAATCTTCAGACCAAAATCATCTGCCAAACGTACCGCCCCCTTCATCAGAAAATGGCAAACAAAGAACAGCCAAGATGAAAAACACACCGCTGGCTGTTCCATGTTTGCGCCTTATATGCCCTCCGGAATCACGTCGTCTATGAACATCTCCCGCTTGGGCTTAGACATTCCGAGAAACTGGCAATGGCACTCCCACAAATCCAGCAGCAGGCCAAGGGGCGTCAGCCACGTTTCTTCTTCGGAACGGTTCAGGTGTACCGTCCCATAGTAAAGCAATCGAGTGAACAACTCAGCGTCGCTCACTCGACCTCGGCGTTTTTTGAGTTGTCCTCACCGACCACATCACGCTTGGTGCCTTTGAACATGGCCTCAGTGATGGCGTTTTTGTAAGTGGCAAGATCCAACGGGGAGGTGAGAAGCTCGACCGCCTCCTCGGTTAGCAAATCCTTAGGAGCATTCTTCTCTTTCAGATTGTGGATCAAGATACTCTGGTTGGCCAGTAGTGTGATAAGCCACACAATTTCATCGAGTGCCATCTCGAAATTTTCGGATTTCATCAGCTTATCCCCAAGATTTTCAAGACCACCATATCGCTTGGCAATCTCTTTGGTGGCACGCGTGGTCAACACCATCTCAAATTCCTCGCCGCCGATCTTGATGACGGCGCTCCGGTCCGTATCCGACATCATGTACCGCCTCCTTCCACAGCAAAGACCGGTTCATACACCTGCGTGTACCAGCCGGTTATAGTGGCTGCCGCAACGCCGGTATCATCCTCGCTAACTTCCGCTTTCCACGGGTGGTTGCCTTGGCCATCGAGTTTATTGCGGCGTAATACCGTACCCTCGATGGTAGGGGTGGAAAAGGTAATGCTCTCGCCCTTGGTGGCGAGGTTGGTCGCCGGAACGCCGAATTTAACCCTGTACAACCAAAAATAGCGGTATTTGCCGTTCGCCTTTTTCGCACGGAAGCCAATGGCGACCGGCGTGCCGCCATCCTCGCTGGCCGAGATCAGCACCTTGTTGTCGTCGATCTTCGCGCCCGTTAAATCCTCAGCAGCGATGACCCCGATGTCATCAACGCCCAGCGACAACGTTCCTGATTGAAATTCTTTGACGATCTCCGCTGCGCCGTCGTCAGCATAAAGCGTCGCTTCGGCTAATTCCACGGAAAGCTCTGCCGTCATCGCCTTGGCCAGCGAAACCGGGGTCGCGTAGGTTTCATCGCCGTTCTCGCCTTCGGTAATTTTGGCATAATACAGCCTGTCAAGGCCTATCGTTGCCATATCTCATTCCTCCTTTAACTCGTACTCTTTTGCCACGTCGATGGCATAATGGTGAAAACCGGTATCATCCTCGTGGCCGATATACCGGCGATCTGTGATGGTGAAGTCCGCATCCAGCAGCGCCTCCACCACCTGATTTTTGCGGGCAGTGTAGTTGCCCTTGGAAAACAAAGACAACCGCGCCTCTTGTACCTCGTGGTGAGGGCGGTTGTCGGCAAAGAGTTCGAAGATATCCACCATCGGCGTGATGACGAGATACTCGTCAGGCGGCACTCCGCTGAACACGCCGGTTTCGATGGGAAGACCCGGAATTTCCAAGACAGTATTCAAATCTGAAAGCAAACTCATATCTGACCCAGCTCCTGTTCCAGCTTCGCCTTCATTGCCTCAGCGCAGGTTTTTTTCGTGGCTGATTTCGCCGGTTTCAGAAATGGCTTAGCTGGCTGCCCGGATTTGCCGTACTCGATGATGTTGGCGATCTTGGCGTTGCTTTCTCCATCCCGTCGAGGCTCGGAAAAGCCGATCTTAATATTGTGATTGCCATCCCTGTCCTGCAAAACGGGAGAAAGCCCCAAGGCACCAGCCAGTTCGCCGGTCGTGCGCGACTCATATTTGGTGCCGCTTCCTACGACCGATTGCAGGTTGGATTTCACTTTATCCAGCACAACCTCGCCGCCCGTTTCCAGCACCCGGGGGATGATCTCGTCGGTTTTCTCGCCTAGACGGGAAATCTTCAGAAGAAACTCTTCGGGCATTTTCACATCAACCTTTGCCACTGGCCGTCACCTCCTTCTCGGCGAGCGCCTCGATGTACATGCCGCGTCCCTTAACATCCTCGACGCTGACAATGTTGTACCTGCCGTCCGCACAAACCAGCACGAGGGAAGTCGTGATCTCAAGGCCGGGTATTTTTCGGAAACGAAACAGGGCGGACGCTTTTGAA